CAAAGATATGGAAACATCTGAAGCAGCTAGCAGATCAGCTATGGAAAGATTTGAAGAACAATCTGTTGCGATGAAGGCACTTGAAGAGAAATTCTCAGAAGTTAACCTGGAAGAATGGAATAGCTTACAAAACGGTAAGAAAGCCGTAGAGGACAAAGCTCAAGCTCTTGCTGATAAAAAGCTTATCGAGTCTGGAGACGTTGATACATTGATCAATCAAAGAGTCGAAGAAGTATTAGCAGTAAAGACCAGAGAGTTCGAAACAATGAAGTCTGAGTACGAGTCAAAGGTATCGGGATTAGAAACCCATCTTACGAATTACGACGGTCGACTAGCCACATTGCTAGTAGACAATGAAATTACTAGATTCGCAACCGAGCATGGCGTACGTACTTCTGCATTAGAAGATGTACTATATCGTGGTCGTGGATTGTTCCGAGTAGAGGAAGGACAGGCAGTAGCACTTGATAACTCAGGTCGCAAAGTATATGCAGATGACGCAGTAACACCATTGACCATCTCCGGATGGCTAGGTGGATTATCTGACACAGCTCCGCATTTATTCGAAGCGAGTACTGGAGCAGGCTCTATTCAACCTGTAGCACAACCTACTCAAGTAAAGAGAGAGTCAGTTAGTACACATGAGATGCTTTTGCAAGGATTGTCGAATATTGGCATGGAATAGTCATTCGGGGATTGACAAACAACAAAAAACACCCAATTAGGGTGATAATCGTGAACAAAAGTTCACATAACTTAATCTGCTCTGCAGAACCTTCCAAAGCAGGAAGGTCTTATTAAATAGGAAAAAATATTATGTCTACAACTACTACTTTAGGTGGTCAGGCTGTTCTATCGAATGATATGCTAATCAAAGGTATCATTGAGTCTATCTCAACTGTGAACCAGTTCTACCAAGTTCTTCCTTTCAAAGGAATCCACGGCAACGCATTAGCTTACAACCGTGAGTTAGTCGGACAAGATCAAATGGATCTAGTTTCTTCTTTAGATACTGGTGCTACTAGCATCAATAAAGAAAGCCAACGTTTCTCACGTCACAGTACTGAGTTAACTACTATCATCGGTGATGCGCAAGTAAACGGTTTAGTACAAGCTGTTGGATCTGACTTCCATGATGCTACTGCTATCCAAGTTGCTGCTAAAGCTAAAGGACTTGGTCGTCATTACATGAATATGATGATTAACGGTACTGCTGTACTTGGTGGATCTAACCACGTTTCTGGTACTCCAGCTGTAACTGCAGTTGACGGTTTCGTACTTGACGTTTATACTGCACTTGCTAAATCTGGTGTTAAAACTTATGATCTATCTGGTTCTGGTGCTACTGGTAAAGCTGTAACTCTAGCTAACTTAAAAGCTGATCTAGACGGCAGAAGCACTAACGATTCTATTGTCTCTCTGTTGGGTGTTACTATGGGTGCTGGTGGTACTGCAGTTAGCTCTGCTGGTTCTTCTGCTGACGGTTCTGTTTCAGTTACTTTGACTGCTACTGGTACTACTTTCTTCAACTTAGTACAAGATACTATCCATGGATACGTAGGTTTTGACGGACTTTCTGCTCTTGTAACCCAAGATGACATCGGTTCTTCTTCTGCTATTGCTACCTCTGCAGCTGGTGATTACTTCACTGCTCTTGATACTATGATTGATCAAGTTCGTGATAAAGACGGAATGGTAGATTACATCATGATGCACAGTCGTGGAGTTCGTCAGTTTACTGCTATGTTGCGTGCTATTTCTTCAGCTGGTTACGATGACGTTATGGAAATCAAAATGTCTTCTGGCGGTGTGATGAAAGTTCAAAGCTACCGTGGTATTCCAATTTTCAGAAATGACTTTGTACAAGCTACTGCTGGTTCAGCTAACCACGTTTACGTTGGTACTCTTGATGATGGTACATTCACTCATGGTATCTCTGGTCTAACTGCTTCTAAATCTTCTGGTATGCAAGTACAGAAAATCGGTGCTCGTGAAAATGTTGATGCGGATATTACTCGTGTTAAATGGTACTGTGGTCTAGCTTCTTTCTCTGAATTAGGTTTAGTTCGAGGTTCTGTATAATATAACTAACTAGGAGGTGTCTTATGTCTCAATTTTCAATACCTGAGATAATTACTTACGAGGATGACGACTTCGTGATAACTAGCATTTCAAACGGAATAGCCACAGCTACAAGTAATACACATCCTTTGGGTGCTACTACTCTTCCCGTCGGGGATAACGTAGTAGGCTCAACGAAAGTAGTGTATAATAGCTATACTACCCTTGAATTTGCTGACATGTATCATAGTCGCAGACTTGGTAATGACGTCTGGCGTAGCACAGCTACTACAGAGGACACCCGCATCTCTGCCCTTTATTGGGCAACTGACATACTCAATCGTCAATCCTGGATTGGGCAACCCTATGCTTATACGCAAGCGATGAGCTGGCCACGGCAATGGGTTCCCAATAGGAATTACGCACTGAAAGGTGGTGTAGATGACTTAGCTCTTATCGATATAAGTACTACACTCACCGAATCTCCGAACTATATATCTGACACGACCATCCCTCCATTTATGATGGATGCGACGGCTGAGTTAGCTTTATACTTGATCAAACGTTCAGCGACTACAATTGATGAGGTATCACAGTATACCGACCAGTTATCTTCGCTGTCACTCGGTTCTGTAAGTTTAAACTTCAGAGGAGACAGTAAGGTGTCTACAACAGATATGCCACAGCAAGTATACCAGATCATTCGAGATTTCTTAAATGATATCAAAGAATTGGATCCGAGTATGAAAACTGTATCTATGGCTACTCTTAGGAGGTCTTAGCTATGGCAATAGTATTCGATGACCACATGAAAAATGCAGATGCTATTCTATCTGCTCAAGGTCTATACAACACTGTGACGTTTAAGGAAATAAGTGGAGAAGCTGGTTACGACCCAATCACTGGGACATACGGAACTAGCTCTTCTACTGACCATACCTTTAACGCTGTACTTTTATCCGAGAACTCTTCTGCTAAAGACGGAAGCGGATTCAAAGTCACACTTGATATAATCGTTATCGCAAGAAACATATCTTTTACTCCCATAGTGGATCAGATATTCGTTATTAACGGTACAAACTGGCAAGTCTCCAGCTCTAAAATGGGGACACAGAATACTGTATACGAAATCTCTTTAGGAAGAAAGTAAATGGCTAAGCAAATTGATCTTTCAAAACTTGGTCGAGTAGTACAAGAAGAAATAGAGACTCAATCAGAAGAGCAGTATAGAGCTTTCGCGTTTGATGTCTTTGGGGAAGTCTTGAGAAAGACCCCCGTAGATACAGGACGAGCGAGAGCTAACTGGCATATCCAGGTACATACTCCTGATTACTCTACTACCGAAAGTACTTCTCCTACATTTCATGAAGCTATTTTTGATGTAAGGGGTTATCCCGTTATATTCATTTCTAATGGATTGGACTACATTGGGAGCTTAGATGATGGAAGGTCGAAACAAGCTCCTAATGGGATCACACTACCAGCTCTTGCAGCTGTAAGATCAAGGAGATAGATATGGCAATAACAATATTTGAGGAAACTAGGCAGATCTTGGAAACAAGATTCTTCGCTGGTGCACCTTATGACTTTGAAGTATTCCTAGAAGGTCGGACGTTTGTACAACCGACTGGTAAAGACTGGGCAATACTCTCAATAGAAGATGCAGGTTCTACTCTTAAATCGTTTGGTAATAAGAACGATAGAAATAAATTATCTGTACAACACGGTAATGGCTCAAAACGTGCAAGAGAAGTCGCTGATAAAATCAATGATGTTATGTCCTTCACAGCTGGAGGAGATAGCATCGCTGGAACAGGGACTCTGTACGTAATGGCTGGCAATATGAGAAAAGTGTCAGACGATGATAGTGGTTATCTAAATTATATAATCAACTTTTCGTATGATTACTATACGAGCTAATAAGCTTAAACTAAATATTCTATAGGAGAATAATAATGGCTATAAATAATAAATTTGTAACTTCCTTTTCGGAGTTATATCTAGGTGCCCCTATTGCTACGGGTGGCATCTCTGAAACATTAGTGAACAC